AATCTGGATGCAGCAGGGTATCACGTTTTTGATCCTCTAGTGCAAGCAGCTATTGCAAGCAAGCATTTGTATGTATTTGCTACCACTACTATGAATGCAGATGCTACTGCAGGTCGGTTTACTGTTGAGTTAGAATACTCAGTACATTAAGGGGAGATAACCAATGGTTGATCAAGCAGCATTAGTAGGAGAAAACTTAGGGTGGGCTGTAGAAGCTGCAGTTACTCTAGGTGATACTGCTACTACACACGTAGTTTGCACTGACGCTAAGATGGTGCTTATTGAAACAAGTCATGCTTTAGACATTGGTTTTGCAACAGCGGAGGCTAATATTACTGATAATGATATTATGCTTCCTGCTGGTGTACATACTCTTGTCGTACCTAAAGCTATAGGCAATGCCACTATCCTAAACTATAGACGGGGTAGTAGCACAAGTACATTAGTTCGTGTGGTTTTATCGTAAGGCGCATATTTAAATACTTAAATATTTTAATTGGGGGTTAAGCTAGCGTCAGTGTTTCCCCCAATATTTATAAGGATTCACTATGGCTATCCCTGAACGAGTCAAGACTAAGATGAAAGAGGAAGGACTCAAGGGTGTTAATAAACCTAAGAGAACTCCTAATCATAAAACTAAGTCTCACTGCGTTATGGCTAAAGAAGGAGATACCTATAAATTTATCAGGTTTGGGCAGCAGGGCGTTAAAGGTGCAGGTAAAGCTCCCACGACTGCGAAAGATAAAGCCCGTAAAAAAAGTTACTACGCAAGACATGATGCACAAGGGAAGACAACGAGCAAACTGTCAGCAAAATACTGGTCCCACAAAGTCAAGTGGTAGAATAGATATAAAGGTTTAAGAGAATGGCACCTATAGTATATTTCCTTGGTGGAGTATTAGTCAGAGCTACAACTAAAGCAATCAGAGATCGTTTGATTGCTCAAGGCTTTCGTAAAGCTACAAAAGGACAAATTAATAGTAAAATCCCCACTGTCACTGGCACTGAGAATAATCTTATTTCTCTTATTACCCGTGCTAAAAATGCAATTAAAAGTGAAAGCCCTGTAGCTTCTAGTGGACGTAATACTGCTAGAAGAAAAAAACCTGAAGAAGGAAACTTAATTGGCAATAGAGGCCAGTCTGAGTTTGCAAGAAAGTATGGCAGCAGAAAAATGGGTGGTTTTGGCCCAGTTAAAAGTACTAGAGTTAAAGAAGCAAGAGATTTAAAACTAGCTCAAGCTAAACGAGCTAAAGCTAAAGCCGAGTCTTCTGCTAAATCTTCTCCACTTAAACTAACAAATGCTCAAAGAGTTTTTAGACCTTCTGCATCAGCTTCTAAATTAACAGGAAATAAAAGCAGCTCTACCCCAACAATAGTTGCTATTGCACCTAATGCTTCTAGTGCAGATGAGGCTTCCTCTAAAATACCTAGTGTACAAACTAAAGCTAGAAAAACTTCTACTCAAGTGCAACGTAGAGCTAGAGCAGATGCTGCTGCTAAACGTAAAGCTGCACTTAAAAAACCTGCTAAAGAAGGCAGTCTTGTTGGTGATGCTGGTACTGAAAGTAAGAGGCAGAAAGCTAGACGGATACCAGAGTTAACTGCCGGTCAATCCGCCGCCAAAGCAATGGTTGACGCTAGGTATACTGATTCGGGTGTACCTACTTTAACTGATACACAAAGAAGAAAGCTTAAAAAAGATTTAGCAGAAATAACTAGGAAAAAACCTGTTCGTCCTAAGCTACGTCCAAAGGTTGTAGAAGCTGAACCTATGTCTCTTAGGTCATATTTAAATGCTGAGATTAAGTCTAGGAAATCTACCGTAACAAAAGAAAAAACTAAAGCTAAAAAAGGTAATTACAAAAGTATTGCTGAAGCTAAGAAAGCTAAAAGTCTTTATTATACAAAGGGTGGTAAGCTTATGGCTGCAGTTTACAAAAAAGATTTAAAAGGATTATAAAATGTACGGAATGAAACCAAAGAAAAATAAAACATCAGGCTATAACAAAGGCGGATCAATGCCTATGGTTATGAAAGATGGCAAGAAGGTACCAGCCTATGCTGCTGACGGTGTTGGCAAGATGAACATGGGTGGTATGGCTAAAAAGAAAATGATGGGTGGCGGCATGGTTAAATATAATAAAGGTGGTGCTGCTAAAAATAAAGTCATGACTTACAACATGGGTGGCATGGTCAAGTCTCAGGTAGACAATCTAAAGAAAAAGAAAAACGCATAACAGGGTTGCAATCTTGTATGTAGTATGATATAGTAACCTGTGGTATAACTGTCTCTGGTCAAAAGGAGATAACCATGTTTAAACGATTTATTAAAGCACTACAGGAAAGCCAACAACGAAGAGTATCATACTGGCAACTTAACAATATGTCAGACTCAGCTCTAAGAGACATAGGGGTCACACGTGGTGAAATTAAACAAAAGTTCTACGGTAAAGAAAGCACCTAAAGCAAAGCCAAAGGGGTATGCTAAAGGCGGTTCAACTGTAAATGCGGCGGGTAATTATACTAAGCCTACTATGCGTAAACGTATTTTTAATTCAGTTAAAGCAGGAAGTAAGGGTGGAAGCGCCGGCCAGTGGTCGGCCCGTAAAGCACAACTTGTTGCTGCACGGTATAAAAAGGCAGGTGGAGGTTATACCTCCTAATGGCTAAAGACCCTAAGATAGGTACGGGCAAGAAACCTAAAGGTAGTGGTAGAAGGCTTTATACTGACGAAAATCCTAAAGATACTGTTAGTATAAAGTTTGCTACTGTTAAAGATGCTAAAGAAACTATTGCTAAAGTTAAAAGAATAAACAAACCCTATGCACGTAAAATACAAATTCTTACAGTCTTAGAACAACGTGCTAAAGTTATGGGTAAAACAGAGATTGTAAGGTTAGCAAAACAAGCTAAACTACAATTAAAGAAACAAGAGGACAAAAAGTCATGAAGGGCGTAAAGCATTATAAGAAGGATGGTACTGAACATAAAGGTGGTACTCACAAGATGCCTGATGGTTCTTTGCATACTGGTAAAGCACACAGTAAAACAAGTGTAAAGTTATTTCATTATAAAGACCTAAGTAAAACA